ACTGCCGAAACCCCTATTAAAGGTATTCCTCGGATTAACTTACCTGACGTTAAAAAGTTTATCCGTTTAATGGATTGTATTGAGGAAGAGAATGTAGTTTTATCGATAATTGATAATCATATCAGCTACGAAACACCTTCTCAAAAATTTAATTACTTTCTTTTAGAGGATAGTTATATGCAGAGGTGTCCAGTAAACCCTGAAAAGATTAAAAAGTTAAAATACGACACCGGGTTTATACTTCCGAGTACTAAATTCAACGATGTCCTTCGAGGTAGTTCAATTGCTACGGATTCTGATAAGCTATATTTTTACACAAAGGACAGCAAGGTGTATGCTGAATTAAACGACTACGAAAGACAAAACATTAACAACATAACCTATTTAGTGTCTGATAAATTTGTTGGAGAACCTATTAAAAATACTCTACCACTTAATTTAGAAAATATACGCTTACTTGCCGGTCTTAAAAGTAACGAATTAACTGTAAAGGTAAATAATGAGCTTAAGGTCACTTTATTTCAAATTGAAGAAAACGGAATTGATATAAAATTTATTATTTCTGCCCTTGTAAAATAATAATAGTCAAATAAATCTTTATATGTCAAACAAACTATCCACACTCGGTTACACATTAAAGCGCCTTCGGGACTCAGGCTACTACGCTCACAAACTCTTCACTGAGTATAATGAAGCTGATCCTCGTGCCTGGACTGTTATAATTGACCCGGGTGTTAGCTCTGTGTTTTGCACTTGTTTTGTTAATCAGCCTTTCTTTGGAGACACTTATTTTGAACTCCATGATGGTGATCAAAGAATTCCCGGACGGTTAAAAATTGCTACATCCTCTTTTGAAGTACTAGTTGAGCATTTAGTTCGTTATAATATTAATAATAAAGCACCTGGTTATAACACCCGTAAAACAACCTCGGCAAAATAAATATTAATGTATTATGGCTGCCGATGATAAAAACAAAAAAGGCGGCCCGAAGAAAACTTCAGGTCGTAAAAAAAAGACTGACATGTTCGGTCTAAGTGGGGTAGATGCAGAACAGGTAGTATTACCTGAAAAGCAAAGGTTACAAGTTGAAGAAGTTATTAAACAGGCGTTCCTTCGCTTCTATGATAATGCTGCTCTTAAAAAGCATAGAGTAAAAGATCTAGAGCATTTAGATTCTGTTGTTTCAGAATTTTTAAACACATTTATGGTTCTTGGATATGATATGACAGGTGAAAAGGTCTTTATTATGCATGCTAAGTCACCTCATGATAGAGACGCTTTGGTTGAGCATCTTCGCACAACATTGCTAGGAATTATTAGTCCCCAGGGTTAAATAACCGTGTGGCAAAATCAAAAGAATTATTTACTGATCCTTACGAAGATGTTATAATCGAAAACCCTATAGATGAATCTCAGTTTTATAGAGGGGATAAGAACGTACCTAAGGAAGATGCTCAATTTGAGTGGACTCCTAAGATGGTCAAGGAGCTTAAGAAGTGTAGAGAAAATATAATACACTTTGCTGAGAATCACTTTTGGATCGTAAACCTCGACAGAGGTAAAATGAAAATTGAGCTATATAAGGCTCAGAAGAAAGCTCTTAAGTCTCTAGCAGACAATAGGTTCGTTTGCGTTTTAGCTAGTCGTCAATGTGGCAAAGCTCTTGCTTTAGATACCCCTATTTTAACTAAAAGCGGGTGGTCCACAATGGGTCAATTAAAAGACGGCGATACCATATATGGTTCAAAAGGACAGTTTGTTCGCGTACTTAAGGCACATGAACCTTTAATTAACCGTAATTGTTATGAAATTGAATTTGATAACGGTGAAAAAATTGTAGCAGATGAAGAACACTTGTGGTTCACTCAAAACCGCAATGACCGAAGAACTAAAAAAGACGGTCAGGTTAGAACTACAAAAGAAATCTATAACACACTTTTAACGTACGGTGATGAACCAAACCACCGTATACCCATGAGCATGCTCGGTGTGCAAAATGAAGCAAAAGAGTTACCTATAGAACCTTATATACTCGGTCTGTGGCTAGGAGACGGAACGAGCGATAATGGAACTATAACAGTCGGAGACAGAGACTTACCAGAAATTGTCGATATTTTGAATGAGAGTATTCAGTTTGATCAAATAGCTTGCAAGCGATACAAACAACAAAGTACATTTGTAAACATAACTTGTACTGAAAAAAAGAAAAGTAAAAGTCTTATTTCTATATTAAAGGAAAAAAATCTTTACAAAAATAAACATATACCTGAAATATACTTTCAATCATCCCGTAAGCAAAGACTAGAACTTCTTAGAGGTTTAATGGATTCTGATGGTTATATTGACACAAAGGGTTATGCGAACTTTTATAATACAAATTTAGAATTAATAAAACAAGTTCGAAAACTTGTTGAAAGTTTGGGGTATAAGGTAACTGATAGAGAGTTTACCCCTAAGCTATACGGAGTTGAGTGTAGTAAGTGTGGTGTAATTGTTTTTAAGCCTAGAGAATTTGTTTGCAAGCTTTCCTTCAAAACAAAAAGAATAAAAATAGAAGATCAAATTAATAATAGTAAAAAGAGAGCTCATTACCACTATATTAAAAAAGTCACTCTAGTAAAAAGTGTACCTGTTAGGTGCATTACAGTAGATAGTGAAGATAGCTTATATTTAGCGGGTAAACAACTTATACCAACCCATAATACAACAATCACTACAATCTATGCTCTTTGGAATACCTGCTTCTTTGATGACCAGAGAGTTATTATTGTAGCTAACAAAGAGAATACAGCTATTAATATTTTTAAAAGAATAAGAATGGCTTATGAATTACTACCCAATTATCTTAAGCCAGGTGTTAAAGAGTACGGTAAAACCGGTGTTACGTTTGCTAATGGTTCTAGTATAGGTATTAGTACAACAACATCGACAGCAGCTCGTGGGGATACGGCTTCTATTCTTTGTATAGATGAAGCTGCCTTTATTGACCCACACTTCATGGAGGAGTTCTGGAAATCAGTTATACCTATTGTTTCTTCAGGTAAAAAAACAAAAATCTTTATGGTTAGTACACCAAACGGTTCTAGTAATAAGTTTTACGAAATATATTCTGGAGCTGAAAAAGGAACTAACGGATGGCATGCCGAAAGAATTGATTGGTGGGATGTCCCCGGAAGAGGTGAAAAATGGCGAAAGCAGATGGTAGCAGCTCTTGGCTCTGATGAAGCCTTTCAACAGGAGTTTGGTAATACATTTTTAGATGCTGGTAACTCAGCTGTGGGTGCTTCTGTTATTGAAAGATTTAAGGAGCAGAAAAAGCCCGCCATTCATGTAAGTGATGAAGGATGTTATAAAGTCTTTGAACAACCTGACTGTAACAAACTTTATGCCATAGGTGTTGACGTCGGGGAAGGTATTGGGAGAGCTTCTTCCGTGGCCCAAGTCCTCGATATTACAGACCTAACTGAGATTAAACAAGTTGCTGTTTATGGTACTAATGTTATAGAACCGTACCACTATGCTAACAAATTAGTTAATTTATGCTCCCAATGGGGCAATCCTCCACTTCTAGTAGAAAGAAATAACTGTGGTGCTCAAGTTATTGATGCTCTGTTCCATAAGCATATGTACGAAAAAATCGTATCGTGCTCTAAATTAGCGAATACCGGCTCATATTCTAATACAAGACATCTGGGAATTCTATCTCATAATAACTTACGCTTTGCTGGAGTTGCTAATATGAGATACTGGATAAACTTTTTACAGGTGGTTCATATTAATGATATGGATACAATTAAAGAGTTAGAAACTTTTATTCGCTATCCAAACGGCACATATAGAAAGAAAAATGATAATTTCTACGACGATAGAATTATGGGACTTGTCTGGGCTTTGTTTATTTTAGAACCGGAAGTATGTCAGCAGTATTTTCAAATAGATGAGCATGACGACCAAAACAAACCTCTAAAAATTAGCAACAACGATTACTACGAAACTGATAAAACATTATACACTATAAAAGACTTAAGTAATAATAACTACGTTACAACATTAGGTAACAATGTTTCAGATTCTATCTATCAACCTCTTATACCTGAAGAAGAATTAAGAAAGATAGAAGATAGCGGAGAACTTTGGGATCTAATGGATGACGGGTGGAAACCACTATAGTATGCCAGATAACGACCTTTGCGAAACACCTCAGCCGACCCAGCAATCAATTCTTAATCGCTCGGGTAAGGATAAATTTATACTCGTCTTAAATTTACCTCAGGTCTTAAAAAAACAATCTATATCTGATGAATTAATTAAACTAGATCCGTTGCAGATTAGCATTTACGGAACTGTTGTGCCCACTATACAAGTACCGGCAAATGAAATTAGATTTAGTGGGCAGTCTCTTAATGTTTCATCCCATACCCGTCCGAACTACCCTCCACTACCGGTAAACTTTATAGTTGATAACAGATTTCGTAATTATTGGTTACTATGGAAGTGGCTTACAATACTTAATTCCCCAAAAGAAAGTCTTTACAGCGGCACTGACCCTCGACTTGAAACCTTCAGAGATAGACTCCTTGCAGGAAATCACACCGAGTATCAAACAACTCTATCTATTTTGGGTTTAAATGAGTATAATGAACCTAGTGTTGAATTTGTTTATACAAATGCTTTTATAACAAACCTAGGCTCTATTAACTACAACTACAGAGACCCAGAAATTATAGAATCTTCTGCGGAATTTCAATTCGGCCAGCTAGATATCCGGTTATTTAACTAAAAAATATACATAAAAAGCATAAATAATAATACAAGATTATGGCACGTTCAATCAATTCACCTGGTGTACAGATTACCGAAAAAGATTTATCTGAATATATTCAACCAACAACCGGCACGTCCGTATATGCAGTGGGATTCGCCGGTCAAGGACCTACTGATGAAGTACTTTCAATTACTTCAGTATCAGAATTAGAACAAATTTACGGTGTACCTGAGACAGCTGCCGAAAAATACTTTCATTACACTTGTAGAGAAATTCTTAATTCATCAGCCTCCCTGCTTACAACTCGCCTCCCTTACGGATCCGGATCAGGAGCAGGATTTGCAAATCAATACAGTGCACTCCTCTACCCCGTAGCTTCAGCTAGTGACTCATTCCAAATTGGTCAACCTACACATGTTGTACTAACCGATGAACAGTATCAGAACATTGTTCAAGGTAATGTAGGCTGGGCAGGACTTTCTTCTGTAGCTCCTGCAGGTTCTTATAACACTTCAACAAGCTTTATTAACGCCGGTATAGTTGTTCTTAATACCTCCCAGACAACGATTAACGAAGGCTATGAAGGGTACTACGTTACCTTCACCGACAACACAGACATAGGTCCTGGCACTGACTTCACCTCAGTAAATACATTTAAAAGTCTTTCCGGTAATGAGCAATTTGTTACAGTTCCCGAATCAAGATTGAGCTTTGCGCTTTCTGGCACAAAAGAGTCACTAGGCTCT